CATCGCTCTCGCTGTGTCTGGCGATGACAGCATTTTCTGGGCCGTCCCCTCCCAGCGCCCAATCTGGAATCTCTACGAGAGCAGCTTCACCCTAGTCGCTAAAGAAGTCGTCTCCAACCTCCCTGAGTTCTGCGGCTGGCTCCTCTACGAATCCGGCGCTGTGCGCGATCCCTTGCCCCTCATGCTCAAAACGGTCTACAAGGAACAGACCGGGGAACTGCACAAGGTCCTAGATAACTACTTCATGGAAGCCCTGTTCGCCTACGCCCAAGGAGATCAATTGCTCAGCTGTCTACCCACCGATCTGCAGGAGATGCAAAACTGGTTCATCAACTTCTGCTTCCGCAAGTCCAGCCTCGTCAAACACCTTTCCCTCACCTCTCGAACGACTCTGGAGGAGGAACTCACCGCTCGCATCGCTAAGGCCTCGGACATCTCCCAAAAAGTCTCAGCTATGAGTCTATTAAGGAGTTTGCCTTACATTATCGGCATTTTGGATCGATCACCGCACCCAACCGAAGATGTCCAAGCTCAGTTACGCGACACCAGAGGAGGCTGTGTTCACGGCCAAGTTGAACGTGGCGAAAGGTTCAACATTCGCAGGCGGTGTTTTGAAAATCCGAGACAACAACGCCATTTTGATGTCCGTCGTCGGACACGCAGCCGCTTGGGTCACTTCCGTGACCGCAGACGTCATCGACGTCAGCAACCGTTCGGCGGTGTTCTTCATGGCCGTAGCTCCTGCCGGAGCAAAAGGACCCTCATCCCACGAAGAATTCTGGTCCATTCCTGGTCGACGTCTCGTGGCTTTGGGACCCGACACTCCACATGGGATGGTCTCCCCCTTGCTCCCCAAAGCTCTCTCCTACAAGGTCGCAGGCTGTACCCCCGAGGAACAACCCATGGCACTGCTCGTTTTCGGAGTCATGCTCTCCGTGGCCCCTACCAAGGATGCCGGCGAGAACTTCTTCTTTGGAGTTCGCGCTGCCCTTCGTCAGGGTAAAGCGGGTTTTACGCCCGGCACGGAAGAGATTGTGGAACAGCCGACCCCCCCCTAGAAACTGTTCCCGACGAAGACACTGAAGACGAGGAGTCCGAGTACGAAGAAGAACCCACGCTAGCCTATGAAGAAGAACCCACCATGACTGAAGACTTCATCACCAACAGCACAGGTTCCGATCTCCGGGATGATCTAACCGCGGCCAAAGCCGATGGAAAGATTTACTGGATTGAGAAGGATCTGCCTGCCATTTGGTACCGTGTGCAGCTCTGCGCCGACGGTCGTTTACTGAGGGTCCGCAGCGATAACATCAACGCCGAACCTGAAATCCTGACTGTCAACTGGCACACTTCCCGAATCAAACAGTTCGCTCCCTTGTTCTTCTGCATAGATGATTCCCTGGCCCAACCGTACTTCACTCCTCACTTCTGGTCGAAAACTCCTCCGTGAGCAACACCAAGCGAACCCAAAAACATTTCATCTTTTCTCTCCTGCTTCTTTTCCTTTTTTTCTTGAAACGTAACCTCAAACCGAAGCCCGAAAGTTTT